TGATATTCACTAGAATCAATTAGATGTTTTGTTTTTCTTCCAAAGTTTATTGCAAGCTCCGCTGTGTGAGTTGCTTGAATAATTTTTAATTTTGGATTCTGCCCGATCATCCAAGCAGGTAAAAAGAATGATGCAAATTCTGATTTGGTATGCCTGGGAGGCATATTAATAATTAAACGAGTGAGCTCTCCTGTTGCAAGTTTATTAAACTTATCTGCGATAGTCTCATGGTGGGACCCCTCTATAAAATCAGGCCACATCTTTTTTACAAAAGTCAAAAAATTGGTACGAATTTGTTTGAGCTCTTTTCTTTGATGTCTTTGTATGATCTGTATCTTTAGTTTTTTTCTTTCGATAGGATCTGCAATTTTATTTATATCTTGTACTGTTAGCATATAATTCAATATGGGTAGAAAGTATTATATCCCAATGACTGAGTAAATCAAACACTATACTACATGTCTGGGACCCCTACTGCCCAAAGGGGGTGTCGCAAAAAATGTTTCACGTGAAACATAAAAGTAATTCCTATTGGGACCCCTAGTGGTGGGTCCCGCCCACACGCTCTTATCTCCACAACCCAGAGTGGTATGCAGTTTCTGCATGGACTATCCTATAATATCCTATGCAAGAACTGCAATGCTATTCTTGCATAGGGTTTGGCTTAACGAAACTATTTATTCATTTGTTTTAAAATCCTTTCTTCAATGTTATCTAATTGATTAACCATAAACTTTCTTCTTGTGCTTAGGTTCTTCATGTTTCGGTTTGTTAATTCTATTCTTAAACCAATATGATTTTTGAATAGCTGTCGAAGATCCGTGTTACTTGGATTACCAACAAAGTATGATGAACCCCAACAGAAATCTAAAAACTTTGTTCTGAAAATAATTTCATCAATAGTTTTTTCTGTGATCTCGTAAACACCGATTGACATTAACAACCAACCTAAAGTATCCGCTTGTTTTTTGTCATCATCTTTTTTGAAACCTTTATCAAAGTGTTTCAAGTTTTCGTATTGTACTATTAAAGCCATTATTTAACCTCACCTTCGTAAATTTGCAGAACCTCAGTATTGAATTTAAGTTCTGTAAATCTTTTTTCTAAATAAGTTCTAGCAATCTCAATAGCATCTTTTCTATCTTCTGCTGAAACTATTTCAGAAAAACCTTGTTCTAGTAATTTAAAGTTTACCAGATATTTTGTTTTATTTGTTTTACTCATTGTATTCCTTTCGTTAAGTTAATTTAAATGTAATATAATTTATAGGATTTTATTTGCAAGAAAAAAATGAATTATTTTTAAATTAATTTTAGTGCCTGTGGATAACTTAACCACAACATATTGTTTTTTTATATGGGTGGGTCCCGCCCACATGCTCTTTTCTATTTTTTTTTCGGTGGCGCGTGTTTATCGGTGCAACACCGAACACGCGCCAAGGTTCAAGTTAGAATAATTTTAATTGTTTATCCTCACTTTCTTTTTTTGCTTTCATAAAAGATTTATGTAATTCTTTTTGTCGGTAGTAGCTATCAACAGGCCAAGCTAACCAAACACCAAGCATTACAATTATAAAACAACCTGCCAACCAAATAAAAAATTCCATGTTATTTAGTCGTTGGTAAAGCCAATAAAGAATTTGGGATATCAAGCTGTATTTTAGCTGTTGCCATTTCTTTACTTAACTCGGTTAATGTTGGTTGAATGTGGCTACCCGTATGTAAGATAGTCAAACACTTTTCACGTTTTTTTTCTAATGCGTGATAAAGTTTATGTTTTGACCTTACAAATTTTTCTGCCTCTTCAAAACATACTTTTCGCAATTTTTTATTTATATAATCAACTGCGTTTTCTTCTTTAACTTTCATAGTAGAGATTGAAGTTTCCCATTTTCGCAATTTCTGGTATCGCTTAAATCTTTCTTCAATATCATCTGCTACTTTTTTAGCTTCCATTTCCAACTTGTATTCAATCTGGGCTTTTTCTGATTGAAACTTGATAAGGGCTTTACACCTCTTATCTAGTTCTTTAATCATTTTATCAAAGCCAAGTTCCTTTGGAAATTGGTTTATCTTATCATTGACAATCTCTTCTGCTTGACTATCAATTTCAGTTTCAACTATATCAACTTGCTTATCAAACTTTCTATTAGTCAAGTCTTTATAGTAATCAACGTGGTCTTTTCTTAATGGTTGCATAATGTATTCCTTTCTGTTTTTGTTATTATTACAACTGATTTGTTATAGGATATTCTGGTAATATTGTCAAACAAATAATTTAAAAAAACTAAAAAAATTTTTTCTTTTTTTAGGGTGGGTCCCGCCCACATGCTCTTCTCTGGGGTGCGACAATAATGTCCTTGTATTTATAGGATTATCCTATATAATAAATATTGGGGTGGGACCCGCCCACATGCTCTTCTCTACATTGGAACGATTCTAAACAAGGTGCGACAATATTGTCCTTTACATTATAGGATATTATGATATTGTGGATTTGTCTTGTCAAGTTAAGTTAAACTACCTCTGGCAAACAATGAGGTGTTCGGAAGATTCACCTCGATAAATATGAATCTTCCAACTGGTCTTTCCCATATACCAGCTTAACCATGGGGGCGGGATAGACCAGGGATCTGGTCCCTTGGTTGCCACCTGCGGCAAGGGACCAATGATCCCAGATCCACCGGATCTGCTAAACTTGAGTCTGCCTACTCTGATTGAAATGGCTGAATAGAATCTCAAGATTAAAGATTTCCGGAGGCGTTCCGGTGGATCTGGGATCAGTTTATTAGTGCTTGTGTGTGCACCTCCACTTGTGCGAAGAGACTGGTCTGGGATCAACGGTGGATTAGTGCACACGAGTCCACCACTGATCTTTTTTATTTTTTAGGGTGGGTCCCGCCCACAGGCATCTCACAGGGTGGGTCCCGCCCACATGCTCTTCTCTGCGGCGAAATATTATATAGGAATTTATAGGATATGTCAAGAAAAAAATTTTATTTATTTTGAGTCGTGGCCCTTGCATCTTATGCCATAATATCCTATATGAAGAAAACGAAAGGAATACATGAAAAATAATATTTTAAATAAATTGTTTAAAAAAGAACTTAAAAAAATTCTTCCTGAAAGAAGAATTTTATTTTTAAGAGAACTTAAAAAACAAATTAATAAACATAAAAGAAAGTTAAAAAATGAACAGTTCTGAAGCGTGGGAGATAGTGGGAGGCCTTAGCAAGCCTGGCAAAATGCCGGGATGGTCAATTGGCCTTCCTGCTAAAGAATGCAACACGGGCGGCAAGCTGCAAAAAATAAAAGGCAGCGTCTGTAGCAATTGCTACGCTTTAAAAGGCTGCTATGTTTTTAAGATTGTACAAGATGCACAATACAGAAGATTGAAGGCCCTTCAACATCATTTATGGGTTCACGCAATGGTTGTATTAATCAATAATAAAAAACCTGATGTTTTTAGATGGCACGATTCAGGAGACGTACAAAACTTAGAACATTTAAATAAAATTTTTGAAGTATGTAAACAGACGCCAACAAGGCGCCACTGGATGCCAACAAAAGAAGCTTGGATAAAAGACCATTTACACAGAGCGCCGAAGAATTTAACAATTAGAATTTCTTCACCAATGGTTGACCAGGGACCAATTAAAAGCTGGCCAAATACTTCAACTGTTGTTACTAAAAAGGCAACATGTCCAGCACCGCAGCAGGGCGGGCAATGTCTCGACTGTAGAAAATGCTGGAACCCAAAAATTAAAAATATTAGTTACGGTGAACATTAAATTATTTTTTGATTATCCAAAACGTAAAGACGGCTTTACGGGGCGTGAGAACAGGCGCTACTGGATAATCATTATTAAAACAGGTAAAAAAATTCGTATAACGGAAAAGATATTTGATGAATTGTTAAGTTCCTGGGACGATATCTGGGACGGTAAAAAAATTCCTGAGCAGGAATAGCAAGAGGGTTGGTAGTATTCCACCAGCCCTCAAGCATAAAGAAAAAAATTGGGTGGGTCCCGCCCGCAAGCACGCACCATGAGCCACAAGCCGCAAGCCACAGGCCGCAGGCTTGGGTGGGTCCCGCCCACAAGCTCTGCTCTCGAGCCGCGACACTTTGTCCGTTGACTTTTGTGTAGGATATTGTAGGACGCTAAACTTTTTGTAAAAATTTTAAGCTTGACAGCATACCCGTGGCACACGGTTCTGCCTTCCCCTTAATTAATTCTTCTATAAACCTTCCCTCATAAAGTTTTATGGCTAAAGGACCGAGGGCCTTTAGCATGATGAAACTATTGTTCGGATGAGTCAAATGAAAGCCGATTTGGTGTGGAGAAAAAGAAATTTTTTTAGCTTTTTTTAACTTTAATTCTACAGTGAAAAAGTGGCCAGAACTATTATACCCCAGTATATCAGGAGTGCCATGTGCAGCACTATTTTCCACGCGTGTAAATGATAATTTGCAATTATTTTTAATGTTGAACGTCTTAATTTCATGCCAGAATTTAGTCTCACCTTTAATCATTTTTTAGGCTAAGTCCGGTGTTATCTGGCTAATCAATTTTTTTTATGACTTCACCCATATTCCACTTAGATTTATAAACTGTCATCACCAATCTATGAGTTTCCCGAACGCCAAGTAATTTGTTTTCCATTAATTTAATATCTTTGATATCAAACATCTCGCCATTTGGCATGCAGATCTGCACTCTGGCCTCTTGCACTACGGGTGACTTTAAGAATTTATCTAAGACTTTCCTTAATAGCTTTCCTGTTACCATCTCTTGAACATATACCAAAAATAATTTATATTGCAAGTTATGGGTTTACCAAAAAGACTTACAGAAAAACAAATTAAGTTCGCTAACTTAGTAGTAGCAAATGAAGGTAGGAAGACTGCTACCGATTGTGCTATCGAAGCGGGCTATGATCCTAACTCTGCCTATGTCTCTGCCAGTAAGCTTCAAAACCCATCAATGTACCCTCTTGTTAGTCAGTACATAGGCAGGTTGAGAAGTGAGAAGTTGAAGAAATATGACATCACCATGGAATCACACCTGGGTGAGTTAGGCCAATTAAGAGACGAAGCAAGAGAATCAAAAGCCTGGAGCGCTGCTATCAACGCTGAAGTTGCTAGAGGTAAAGCCGGCGGCTATCAAAATAACACCAACCTACACCTGCACAAAGACTTAGATAACCTTGAAGAATCTGAGTTAGATAAGATGTTAGAAAAAGCTTTGAAGAATTTCAAACCTATCATCGATAGTAACGCAGAAGTAATTGAAGAATCTAAAGAGTAATCTTCTCCATTTTAACTATACAACCAATAGGAAAAACATTACGGTCTGAAAATGAAACGTCTTTATCCTCATATGAAGAAAATGTCCAAACGAATTTTTTATTTCGTTTGTAAATGTATGCATGGGTTATCATTTTGCTGCATTCGAATTTATCAAATTCTTCGATTGATGCATGCCCCGCATCCCCAGTTATATCGATCCACTCCAGTCGGTAAAAGAAATACTTCTTCGAACCGATCACGACGTGTTTAAACTTGGATTTCTTATTTCTGCGCATATCTACTTATAGCACCTATAGTTTTTTTCTCTAGGACACATTTTTTTCAAAAACATTTTCTTATGCGCGCGTACGGGTTTGCTAAAAGCGTTGATTTTATTGGATTGTAACCATTGTAACCACATTGTAACCAAGATTTGTTACAAAATTATGGCCTAGAACCGTTGGTATTTGCTAATAATAGTCGATTCAATGTCATTGTAACCATTGTAACCACGATTCGTAAATTAAAAAACAAAAAATTTTTTCTGGCAAAAAAAGTCTATAGGTAAATACCTGCCTTTATTGTGACTTATTTGCAACACATTGTTGCATTTCAACCACAATCCTGACAATATCCTCTCAAACTACTGCTTTCGTTTTTGTACAAACCATTCATGCAACCTTTGGCTTTACAAAAGACAACCCCTTTTAAGTCTATTTTTACTGGTTTTGCCGATTTTGCCGTTTTTACCGATTTGTCCGTTTTGTCTGATTTTGCCGCCATGTTCTCATTTATCATCAGTGTATCCTTTTGCTTTTGTTTATGTCATCAAAGTTAGGGCCTGCTAAGAATTTAGTCAGTAGTTTAAACTCCTCCATCGACATTTTATCGATTCTCATACTAGGAATTCTTCTAGTCATTTCTTTTTTAGCCTTAGCCCACTCTTCATCAGTAAATGTTTCTAGTATATCAAGCATATTTTTCATAACACATTCACTATACTATTGTGGTTGTACTAGAGGTTGATGCCCCATTAGGAGTAGCAAATTGTCCACTGATCCCTGAATCAATTATAGTCTTATGAGGTTCTCTCTCATGAAGAGATACAATTTTTCGTAAAAGACCTACCTCTAATTCTAATCTAGAGGTTTTCATAAGTTTAATATCGTTCTCTAATTTAGAAATTTTTTCTTCTT